TGTGGGGCAAGCACGCCGCGATACTGCCGTTCCTGGTGCAACCTCCTCTGAGTCTTACATTTGGGAGGGTGAAACCATCTTCATGGGGATCCTCAAAGGCGCTGATGCAATTGTGCAGAAGAGCGGCAATGTTAAGGGGATGCCTGTGGCGGCTCTCAACTTTGAGTTTGGCTCAATGGTGGCCGGCCAATATGACAGCCTCGATAAGACGCGCCGTTATGTCTACGCTGAGGAGGTGCATCAGGTGAAGGCGATTGACTCAACTCTTGGTCACGTTGTTACTAACTGTTTGGCCTGATTGATGTTGATGCCTAGTGAGTGTGGCTGTGGAACTCCACGCGCAATGTTGTTTTCAGAAGACGCTGATAAGAAGGCCATCGATGATCTTAATCGACAGGTTAAAAGCCAGCGTCCACCACTCAGCCAACTCACTAGGGCCAAGCGAGATCAGCTTATAGCTGAGGTATCCGCTGAGCGTTCATTTGAACGCGCTCTTGGGTCAGCTAGACAAGAGCTCTCTGATTTATTAGAGCTGGCCTTGTCGAGTAATGACCCTAGCCTCTTGCTCTCACTCGATGATCAACAGCTGTCAGACTTCATTCTTCAAGGAGGGATGGGGCTTGCTGTTGAAGACTTCGTTGGCAGTCAAGAGAGAATTAGAGAGGCAGCCCTAAAAGGGTTGCAACTCGTGAACCCTGACTTAACAGCTGATGGACTCCCTGAGCTTGACAGCATTCAAGCCCAACTAGTCAGCCAAGTCTTTGATGATGTGATTCTGCCTGACACCAAGAAGGCGATCAGAGGAGCGCTCACATCTATTGCTTTAGATGTGCCTGATGAGATCATCATGAGTGATTTAAATAGGGCTCTATCATCAAGCACCGGCCGCCAGCTCACAGAGGTTAAGACGGCCATTTCTCAATATGGCAGGTCGATCACAGCGGCCGCGGCAGCTGCAGCAGAGCTTGATCACTATCTTTACACAGGGCCGCTTGATGGCATCACCAGGCCCTTCTGTAAGGTGCTTGTAAATAAGGTGGTAACCAGCTCACAAATGAGAGAGCTAAGAAACGGCCAGGGCTTAGCGGTCATAACTAGCGGTGGGGGTTATAACTGCCGCCACAGCTGGAGCCCGGTAACAGATTCATTTGTTGAAGCGGCTGACCTTGAAAGGGCAACGGCCTCTGATATTAGACGCGCCAACGCTCGCGGGAGATGATGATGAGAAAAGCAACGACTGGCCAAGATATCAAGTTTGTGTGGCATCCTCGCACACCATACAGCGGTAACCCAACGTTGACGGTGGGGTTCTCCACTCCCTTTAGTAGCGTGCTCTCTCAGCTTCGCTCAGATGTGAGCGTCTCAAGTGTGGCTACTGACAGAAGGACATTAACCTTATCAGCGCCGGTAGTGACTCAGCTTGAACGCGATGAGGTGAAGGCTTTCTTGCTCACCACTAGAGACACATGGTTCTCAGTTAAGGTCACTCGTTTAGGTGGCTCAACTGCTGTGCTCGCTGAGCCTCTGCCAAGAGAGTTGGACTTAACCACAGTGGCCACTCTTAATTTCTCAGCCTCATCAGTGACCATTGGTTCAGCCTATGCGACAACCGGCCTTTATCCCTACACGATAAGCTATACCAGTGAAGCCGGCGTGATTGATGCTGAGAGTGGAGTGCTGAAGGTTACACCTAGGCCGTTTGATACAGGACTCGATCATGAGCAACTCACTGACCGTTTTCCTCAATTGGCTGATATGGTGCCACGCCGTCAGAGTGATCTCTTGCCACAGATTGACGCGGCCTTACATGAGATCATCCTAGCGATTAGAGATCATGTGATTGCAGATAACTGCACTGAAGACGAGGTCTTTAATCAGGGCTCATTCTTGAGCGCTCATGCTTATTGCTCAGCGGCTCTAGTCTACGAATCAGTTCTTCAACTCGACGTGGCTAGCGCCATGAGAGAGAGGTGTGAGGAGCTCCTCAAGTCTGCTCTTAGATCGCTAGTGTTAGACCTAGATGGTGATGGTGTGATTGATGAGGGAGAGGTTGACCTAAGAAGATCAGGAGGCAGCGCCACAGACTTTAGGGCAAGCTGGCGATCATTTAACAAGAGCGCTTATGATGCTCGCTTCACTCCCAAGAGAGGAATGAGGCACTAATGCCAGCGCGCGTTAATCTTAGTCTACCGTCTAGCCTGTGGACTGCTCGCGACTCAATGAGGCTGGCTAGCAATACCTTGGCCTCAATCAAGATCCGAACGAGTAAAGGCATTGACGCCAATGGCCGTCCATTCAAGGGGTACTCCACTGAGCCGCTATATGTCTCTAAGAGAGGCGCAAGGCTAAAGCCCAAAGGAGGACGCAAGACCAAGACGGGCCTTAGTGTTTTCTATGAGGGAGGTTATAAGCAATACAAGCACGACTCTAGAAGACGCGGCCGGCGATCAGGCACGGCTGAAGTTGATTTGGTTCTATCGGGTAACATGATGAACAATCTAGTTGTGCTCAGCGCGACCAAGAAGGGCTTTGTGATTGGGCTCACTCAGCACGCTCAATATGGGTTTTATGTAAATGATGATCGTGAGTTCATTGGCCTGAGTCCACGTGATGTTGAGGTCTTAGTGGCTGCCGTTCAGGCTGAGCTGGTGAGCAAGATCAACAGGAGGAGGACGCGATGAGTCAAGGGATAGCTTCGGCGCTGACCCACCTTGAAACCATGATTATGGAGGTGAGCCCAAAGAGAGATGTACATCAAGGATTCGTTGCATTGTCTAGAGCTGATGGCGCTACCTCGCCACTCAGTCAACGGGCTCACTCAAACCGATTCTTCACTCTTGAGATTGAGGGCTTCACAGAGGATGATGGGGCCGCCGGTCTCAGCGGTCGCCGTAGGGCCGTTATCAATTTGAATGTTCGGTATGATATCCCAAGGGATCCGCTATATCTTCAGCGTATGATTGCAGAAGACGCCGACTCTTTATTGGTTCGCCTCAAAGGGCCGGAGTATGACCTCATCAATACGGGGATTGTGTCAGTCATTCCAGAGGCGCCATCACTGACAGATGTTGATCCAACCATAGAGTCAGGCTCTGTCATCCTGACCTTACCATTCACTCTTCTTTACTTGGAGGCTTAACCATGACGGTTACTCATAGATCAATAGGCGTGGCTGTTGAAAGCTCATTTGGCAGCTTGTCAGCGAGCACAGGACTACCCGACAATTCAGGGTTAACTTACATCTCAATACCCTGTGAGCGAGATCCAATCGTGATCCCTGGTGAGCCTGTGGCGAGCGAAAGAAATGATGCTAGAGATGGCGCCTACTTCGTACCACCTGAGCCAGACACAGTTTGGTCAAGTGGAAGCAGGGTAAGAAGAAGAACCGGTCAAGTTGTTGTTCGGGTTGACCTCACAACCGTTGGATCGAGCGCCGACACTTACGCCTCTAACTATCTTGGTCACCTGCTTGGCGCCGGCCTAAAGAATCAGCTCCCTTCAATCGTTGACGGAGACGCGGCCGCAGGGATTACCAACGTCAACACCTTCGCGCCCACAACGCCTTACGCTGTCGGTGATGTGGGTTGCTTGATTGGCGCTGACCTCAATGGGCGTGCTGAATACTCAGCCATTACTGATAATGATGTAACGGGGAATGTGACAGTAAGCCCGGCCTTCAGCTCAGGCTTTACCGGAACCCCAACGCTTTACTCATTGGCCACTTGGTTTGTACCAAGCCGGAATGAGAGCGGCACCAAGGAACACTCTCTGAGCTTTCGGATTGATGGGGTTAATTATCGTTCCTATGCTTATGGCTGTGTTCTTGAGAGCCTGGCAATCTCGCTTGATAACGGTCGGTTGATGGGTGAGTTCACTTATCAATCAGCGCTTATTCAGGATGACCACAGCAGCGCTAGTGGCCCGATTGAGCCTGTGTATAATGCAGGCTCACCACCATTCTTTAGAGGCTCTTATGTGGTGATTAGTGATGGCTCACCTGCCAGCCTTGCCAATGGAACGGTGGGAGAAACACAAGGCCGGATTGCGCTTGACTGTGAAGACTTCAGCTTGACGCTTACCAATACACTCACGCCTCTTGGTCACAGCAATTCCATTCTCGCAATGAGCGGCATGGATATTAGCGATGTAAGCGTTGAGCTAAGCCTGACTCTTAGCTCAGTCAACACCACAGTGGCAGACGATTATTTTAATCGCACTGTTCGACAAGTCATTGTAGGCACTGGCCCAATTGGAGATGGGAAGGGTTGCGCTCTTATGATTCCCGCTGCTCAACTCACCAATGATCCAAGCGCTTATGATGTGAGCGGGAATGACATTGTGAGACAGACCTTGACCTATCAGCAATCTCGATATGCGGGAGATTTTACCACGGCATCATATGAGAGTGGCGCCGGCAATAGCCCATTCAGATTAGGGCTAGGAGTCTAATATGGCCATCAGGTTTCTCACCAACTCTGAAGACACCATTGAGGTTGTTGTTACGTGTGACTCTGAGGTGATTGCTAGTGAAGAACAGCGAGCCAAATATTTAGAGCTTGCAGACCTTGACGCGCTTGAGTCCATTGGCAGAGGAGCCACAATATTCAAGCTCAAAGCTCTCTCTCCTAGCGAGCGTGAAGAGGCAGAGATTAGGGCCGGCGCTCTCCAACGCTCTGAGCTTGGGAGGATGCTTTGGGGTGAAGCTCCAAGTGACTCTGTTGAGCGTGCTCGATGGCATCACGAACTATCCAATGATGAGCGTGAAGCAATGGCTCAATATAACGCTTATCTTTCGAGAGTCTATACTGAGATGATCAGAGCAAGCCTAGTGTCTATAGATGGCGAGTCAGCGAGCGTTGAGCAGCTCGATAGCATTAGGCCAGACTCTCAGCGCCTTCAGGTCATCTCAGAGTTAGTGCTCCACATTCAGAGAATCAGCCTCTTAGGCATCGAGGGAAAATAGGCCTGGCGGCTTCTGTCTGGCTCAGCCATTCAAGAGGCCGCGCTTGGAGCTGTGACCAATGCAGAGCAAGACCCTCTCTTAGAACTCTTCGTGGTTCTTGTGGTGGAGCATTCAAGCCGGGCTTGCCATTGAGCCAAGAGGATGAGGCCGGCCTTTATGTTGATGGGTTTAGGGTTTGTCCTGATAGCGGTGAAGAGTTCGCCGAGCTGAAGATTAGATCTTGTCCAGTGGCGAGCGCCAATAAGATGGCGGCTGTTATCGTCTCTTATCGTCGACATCGCTCTGGTATCTACCCCATTGAGAAGGCGTACCCTCAACCCACCTGTGCTATCATTGAGGCGATGGAGACGCTACACCACAACACTGAGGCCGCGCAAATTAGAGCGCAAGAGAGAGCCAGTCAGGAGATGAACCATGTCGCAAAATGAG